TTTCCTGCGCGAGCCGCATCTGTTCAGCTGAATCCTTTGCGCTGTAAGGCGTTCTATCGATCGCAGCCTGCGCGACAGCGACATACTTCACGAGAAAATCAGCCGCCACCTGAGGCGTTGGTGCATTCCCTGACGCGACAAAATTCGGAGGGGCCGGCCGATCTATCGCGGGCGCAGGCGCTTCTTTTCCGCACCCTACGAGAAGTGCGACGACACAGGCGATTGAAATTTTATTCATTATTATCAATACCTTATGGTTTGCTACACCTGACGCCCGAACCAAACCACGCGCCCGATGATGGCAAAGTCAGACGGCGGCTTAGACATATTCACGGTGAACGGCTTATATGCGGTATTGGCGCTACTCACCTCGAGAACGCCTTCCGGCAATCGCTGCAGCGTTTTGACGATGATCTCGCCGTCTATCCGCAAGACATACAGCCCCGCCATGCCACTGGTTTGGCTGCGGTCGATCAGTATCACGTCTCGATCGTTTAGCACGCCCTGCTGAGAATCCCCTTTGACCGAGAGCACTGACAGATCGGCCGGGCTGGCGTGCAGATAGTTCTCAATCCAGTAACGACGGAACGCCATTGTGTGCGTCGGGGCTTCGTCGGTGACCGACTGGCCCGAGCCAGCGGCGGCCTTCACCCGATACCGTGGGATGAAAACAAAGTCGCTCACATCCACCGGCTTGCCGAGCGTGTCCGTCACTGTCGGCACGTCAACTATCGTCTGAGAGGGCGACCGCGCGACACGGCGCACGTCTCCATCAGCATTGCCAACGCCGTACAGCAGCCAAGACAGGTCGATAGCACCTCGTTCGGCCACGCGGGCCAGGAACAGGCTGTCGGGCGTACGCTCGCCGCTCTCATACCGCTGGATCGTGCTGGTCCCGACCTCGAAAGCGGACGCCATGTCCGCCACGGACGTACGGAACACCTCCGTTCGGATGTAACGCAGACGCTCACCGATGGCCGAATTGAAGGTTTCAACTTCCCGAACGGAAGCTGAAAGCGGCGCCACGAGTGCAGTGTTGCTTTTCATCATGCCGTTATCTCTTTGATTTCATTACTCTTACCATCCAAACGGATGGATTTCCCCGAACGGAACATGAAATTCAACCCGAAAGGATTGATTTTCATGTTCCGTTCGGGTTTAATTGCGCCATGACGAACCGCATGGAGTACGCCATGACGCATGAAAAAGCCCCAAAAAAACCCGCCATTCAATCCAATCGGAACAGGCAACCTGTCGATTGGCACCAGGCGGACATCATTGCAGCCGTGAAGAAAGCCGGCTGGTCGCTGCGAGCACTGTCGATCCGACACGGCTACGCACCGGGAACGCTCCGCAACGCGCTGCGCGCCCCGTATCCCAACGCGGAAAAACTGATCGCCGAGACGATCGGCTGTAAGCCAGAAGAAATCTGGCCGAGCCGCTACGAAACCCGAAATTTTACGCCCGTTTTGACACCTCGCTCCGTTCCGATGTCCGTTCGGACCGACAGCCCTGAAACAGCGGCTGCGATGGGTTGAATCGTAGGCCGGCCCTGGAAGTCACGCCACCTGCGCAATTCTCAATACGAGCGACGAAGTGATGAGAAAACTGACCCGCAAATTTCAGCCCGCGACGAGTCTCCGCGAAGCCGTCGACCGCTGCACCGCCGCCGCTGATGCCAACCGGCGGCCGGCGAAAGTGCTTTCCGATCTGATGGGCGTTGAACTCAAGACCTATTACCGCTGGCTGTCCGATCTCTCGATGCCCCTCAACCGTGTATTGCAGTTTGAAGAGTTTTGTGGGGCACGTTACGTCAGCGAATACCTCTGTGTGGCGAATGGTCGACGTGTCGTGATCGACATCCCCACTGGTCGGCGCCCAGACGTGGCCGACATCTCCAGTCTTCAATCTGCGTTCGCGGATGCGGCTGCAGTTCTCTGTCACTACTACGGCACGGGCACCGAGCAGACCGAGGCAATCGCATCGCTGACTCACGCGATGACTCAAGCCGCGTATCACCTAGAAAACGTCGCGAAGGATCGCTGTCCCGAACTGCAGTTCGATGATGAGGCGAATGCATGAATCCGAGCGTCAAGGCTTACTACGCAGCCGCTGAACTGGCATCGATGGCATTGCCGACACTACCTGCCACGATGCAGGGCATCAATCAACGAGCCAAGGCAGACCAGTGGCAGTTTCGAAAGCGATCCGGGAGAGGTGGTGGCCGCGAGTTCGCATTCGTGAGCCTGCCGGCGGATGCGCAGAATGAGATCCGCCGTCGCGTTACGACTGCACTCATCACAACGGATTCGGACAACACAAAGCTGCCTTCGCGAACGAACGTACAGCTCGATCTTGTCGAGACAGACAGTCAACGCCTGCGTGCCGATGCTCGGCGCGGCATTTTAACGACTATCGATCGCCTGATGGTGCAGTGTCACGTCTCACGCGAAGCTGCGATGACGACGCTCTTGACGCAAGCCAAGGCCGGCATGCTCGACGATCACCTCGTCATGATGTTGCGTGCCGCACGCGACGAACGAGGTCGAAAAGGCGACGGCTTCCCGAGCATCCGCACACTGAAGCGCTATCTGGGCTTGGCCAAGGTAGGCGCACTCGCGCCTAAAGTGCCGCATGCCGACTTCACGGTGCCGGCATGGGCGAAGGCGTTTCTCGGCTTCTATCAGCAGCCGCAGAAGCCGTCTGTCGAGCTGGCCTACCGCGAGTTTGAAACCGCGTACCGCTTGCGTGATCGTGATTGGGAATTCCCGACGATCCACCAGGTGCGCCGCTTCCTCGGCAAGGTCGGCAAGGTCGCCGTCGAAGCCGGCCGGATGGGTGCGCGCGAGCTTAAGACGATTCGCCCGTTCATCCGTCGCACGTTCGACCAGCTGCTGCCGAACGACGTCTGGAGCGCGGACGGCCATACGTTCGACGCCGAAGTGCAGCATCCGCTGCACGGCCGGCCGTTTCGCCCCGAGATCACGACGATCGTCGACATCGCCACACGCCGCGCTGTCGGGTTTTCGATCGGCCTGGCCGAGTCGGCGATCGCGGTGCTGGACGCACTGCGCCACGCGTCGACGCGTAACGGTGTCCTCGCCATCTTCTACGTCGACCGCGGATCGGGCTATGCCAACGCGATGCTGCAGGCCGAAGGCACCGGTATCACGGGCCAGCTCGGCTTCGAGGTGTCGCACTCGCTGCCGTACAACTCCCAGGCGCGCGGCGTGATCGAACGCCTGCACCAGACCCTGTGGGTCACGGGATCAAAAACGCTCGCCAGTTACATGGGCGCGCCGATGGATCGCGAAGCGAAGCTGACGCACTTCAAGGTCACGCGCAGCGCGATCAAGAACGGCGGAGCGATGCCACTGATGGGATGGGACGCGTTCATGCAGTTTTGCAACGACCAGATCGACGCGTACAACGCTCGCCCGCATCGCTCGCTGCCGATGACGAATGACCCGTCGAACGGTCGCCGTCGTCACCTGTCGCCGGACGAGGCGTTCGCCGCATTCCAGGCGAAGGGCTGGCAACCGGTCACGCTCGCGGCCGACGAAGCGGACCGGGTGTTCCGCCCGCGCGTCGAGCGCACGGTCCAGCGTGGCGAGGTCCGCTTGCTGAACAACCACTACTTCAGCGGGCTGCTCGAAGAATTCCATGGCGAGACGGTCCACGTCGCCTACGACATCCACGACGCGAAGCTTGTGTGGGTCTATGAAAGTGCGACAGGTCGGTTCATCTGCAAGGCCGAGGCCGGCGCGAACACCGCCCATTACATGCCGATGTCGTATATCGAACAGGCGCGCGAGAAGCGCGCGGACGCACGGGTGCAGCGCCTGCAGGTGAAGCTCGACGAAGTCGAGGCCGAGCGCATCGGACAGCCGGCGCTCACGATCGAAACCCCCGAGGTCATCACGATCCCGGGCTTCGGCGACATCACACGTGACGCGCTGAGCCGGCGTTTCGTCGACGCCGAGCCGGTGATCGAAGTCACCGCCACGCCCATCCACGCCAGCGAGCCGAAACCGATCGCGCCCACGGCCGAGATATTCGAACTGCCGGAAACGGCTGAACACCGGTTTGCCCGGTGGCGGACCGTTAATCAACTCATCGAATCAGGAGGTATTCCCGACCAAAACGATTTGCAGTTCTACGGCAAGTACGCGTTGAGCAAAGAATTCGCGGCGCAAAAGCGCCGCGCAGAACAGGCTGAAGAGTTGCAGCTCGCCAGCCAGCAATAAGACCAACAGGACCAATCATGACACAACACGAAACCACACTCAAACCGGTAGCCGGCGGCATCGCCCAGATCACCAACCTGAACCTGTGCGATATCGCGATCGAGCGCGCCATTTCGCGTAGCGCGAACCTGCCCGGGCTGGTGTGTTTCTACGGACCGTCCGGCTACGGCAAGAGCATGGCCGCGAACTTCGTCGCGAACCAACGCCGCGCCCGCTACGTGCAGGCGAAGTCGGTGTGGACGAAGAAGCACTTCCTCAAGGCAATCCTCTTCGAGATGGGGATCAAGCCGGCCGGCACGATCCCCGAGATGGCCGACCAGGTCGCCGAAGAACTCGCATCGAGCGGCCGGCCGCTGATCATCGACGAGATGGATCACCTGGTCGACCGCAACGCGGTCGAGCTGGTCCGTGATCTGTACGAGTCCAGCCAGGCGCCGATCCTGATGATCGGTGAAGAAGCGCTGCCGGCAAAACTGAAGCGATGGGAGCGCATGCACGGCCGCGTCCTGGCATGGATCCCGGCGCAGCCCGTCACGATCGACGACGCGCGCCAGCTCGCCAAGCTTTATTGCCGCCATGTGCAGGTAGCAGACGATCTGCTGACGCGCCTGGTCGAGCTGTCGCACGGCTCGGTACGCCGCGTCTGCGTCAACCTCGAACTCATCCAGGAAGAGGCGTTGACGGCCGCGAAGGATGCGATGGACCTCGCGCAATGGGGTAAGCGCGAGCTGTACACCGGTGAAGCACCGAAGCGACGCGCATAAGGAGCCACGCCATGTTGAATAAGGACAAGAGCGCATCGCAGAGCAAGTGCACCGCAGTCGAGCGCGTCAATGGGCTGCCGACGGGTATGTTCGCGCTGGCGCTGGTCATCATGCTTGTTGGTGTCTTCACCGCCGAGACGCTGCTGGAAATCATCGAGTGGACGGCAATCGCAGTCTTGACCACGTTCCTGGCTGCTGTACTTGCCTTCCTCGCGGGTGCGTCGGAAGGAGGTGACCGTGGGTAGAAGACCTGCACACCTCGAACTGACCGGCGGCAAGGGGCCGCGCCAACGCATGTGGGAAGCGATCCGGAATCAGCGCGCCGATTTCACGCCGCACACCATCGTCCGCGCCACTGACGTCGACAAGTCGACCGTTCACACGTACCTGCAGACGCTCGAACTCGGTGGCTTTGTCGAACCCATCGGCGCGCGCACGGCGATCAACGAACGGAAGCACTATCGGCTCGCACGCGACGTCGGCGTCGAAGCGCCGCGCCTCGACCGCTACGGAAAGCCGGTGACGCAGTCGCGTGGCAACGAAAACATGTGGCGCACGATGCGCATCATGGGCGACTTCACGCCTCGCGAGCTGGCGATGCGCGCGTCGACGCCGGAGATCGCAATCACCGACTCGACAGCGCAGTCATACGTCAAATGCTTGTCGCACGCCGGCTATCTGACGGTCGTCGATCCGGGGCATGCGTACATCCGTGGCAAGGGCGCAAAACAGGCGCGGTATCGCCTGATCGCGTCCAAGTACACCGGCCCACGCCCGCCGATGATCCAGCGCACGAAGTCGGTGTACGACCCGAACCTCGGGAAGATCGTGTGGCAAGAGGAGCCGGACCATGACGCATGCTGATCCGGATTGGCTCGCCATGCTTCGTGAGGCCGTGGCCGCGACGTCGCAAAGCGACGTGGCCAAGCTGCTCGACGTCTCGCGAACGACCGTTTCGCTTGTGCTGTCGGGCAAATACCCCGGCAAGACCGTTCGTGTCGCCGCCCGCGTCCTCAAGACGTTCGGCCAGGTGCAGTGCACGCATACCGGGCAGCTGATTTCGCTGACGGTATGCGTGTCCTTCGCCAATCGCCGCGCCCCGATCAACAACCCGATGGAACTGAGTCACTGGCGCACGTGCCGCAACTGCCCGCTGCGCCCCGTTAAAGGAGAGTCGAAGTGAACCCGCAATCCCTCGCCAAGGTATCCGCGACCGGCACGGTCAACATCAACCAGATCATGCAGCTCGCGGCACTGCGCATCGCCTCGACGATCGAGACGCTGACTGAGCGCGGCTTCGTCGTGGTCGGCATCGAATTCTCAAGCGGCTCGAAGCCGACGATCCAGATCCAGACGTGCGCTGAGTGCGCGCGGATGGTCGAGGCAGGCGAAGCCACCTACTACCGGACCGGCGTCAGCGAAAACAACCGCTATCGCACCGGGCAGTTCAAAGTCGGCGAAATCCGCGTCCTCTGGACCGAACAAGGTCACTAGGAGGAAATGAGCTGCTGTAACCCATCGATACACGTTAGCAGATAAGTAGTCCTTTTTAAATAAACGAGAATGGAGCCACCATGGCAACGGTAAAGCAGATTCTGCAGGCCATCATCGACCATCCCGGATCGTCGGGTTCGCAACTCGCCGAGCTGCTCGACATTGACGCTAAAGATATTCAGCCCCGCATCGACCCGTATATCAGTCAGTGGCGTGTCATCCGCGACAAGAAGGTTCAGGACGGAGCATCGCCGTTCAACCTGTACTACCCGAGCGATGAATTGATCCGTGAGTTCGATGGCACCAAACAGATCGTGACAAAAGCGGCGCGAAAAGTGGTGAATCTGCCGCCCGCATCTGACGACTTCGTCTGCAGCTTCTCCACGGACGGCCGACTGACGATCACGAAGGGCCGGAAAACGGTCGACTTCACGCGCGAGGAGACCGCTCGGCTGTTGGCGTTCATCGACGCAATCAACATCGAAGCCATCGCAGGGAGCCACGCATGACGACGGTGATTGTGGATCCCATGTCGATTGAGTCCGTCGAGGAGCTGCGGAAGTGCTTGCATGAAGCGAATGACAAGCTGCTTCGTCAGTTCGCACGAATTACCGTGGCGGACTCGACCGGGAATCGGCTCGCCGGTGCGTTGCATCGCATCTTGACGCTTCACATCCAGAAAGACGCCTCTGCCCTGGGCGAGTATTTGAATGCATATCTGGATGAACATCCGAAGCTGCGCGCGCACCTCGAAGAAAACATCGAGAGTGCCGAATTGCAGAGGGCGCACTGATGCCGCTTCCGCAAATCTGCTGCCCGAACTGTCGCGCGGTGATGAGCCTCGATGTGGTGTTTGCTGATGACGCACCGCGCGAGGCGCTCAACGCGATTGTCGACGCGCACCCGGCCGGTGAAACGTTCGTCAAACCGCTGCTGCGCTACATCGGCCTGTTTGCGCCGGCCAAGAGTCAGATGAGCCACACACGCATCGCGGCCCTGGTCAACGAGCTGGCCCCGATGATCCGCTCCGCGCAGATCGAACGGAACGGCCGCACGTGGGCGTGCCCGATCGACTACTGGCGGCAGGGCTTCGAGCAAATGCTGTCGCAGCGCGACCAGGGCCGATTGAAGCTGCCGCTGAAGAGCCACGGGTATCTGTTGGAGGTGCTCGCAGGCTTTGCAGACAAGGCCGAATCGCGTGCGGAAGCCCACACCGAACACCAGCGCCAGGGGCATTCCGGTCTCGGCACGCCAGAAGCACGCGCCTCGCCTCCACCGGACATCGCCGACGTTCTCGCCGCGCCACAACAGACCGGACCGCGTCAGGTGACGGAAGGCGTCGCACAGAGCCTGTCCGCACTGCGACGCATCACGAAAGAAATGAACTCGTTTTCGAAGGAAGGAAAAATCCATGACTAAGAATCAACTCCCGGCCGGCTACGTGATGGACGCACGCGGCCGTCTCGTTCCGGAATCGCTCGTCGCGCCGATCGACCAACTGCGCGATCAAACGATCACGTCGCTGATCGACGAAGCGAAGCGCGTGCAGACCTCCATGGTCGACTTCAAGGCACGTGCATTCGGCGATATCGAGGCCTTTATCGAAACCAGCCACGAACAGTACGGCGTCAAGGTCGGTGGCGCGAAGGGAAACATTTCGCTGATCACGTTCGATGGGCGCTACAAGATCGTGCGCCAGATCGCAGAGCACCTGCAGTTCGACGAACGCCTGCAGGCAGCGAAAGAGCTGATCGACGAATGCTTGCGCGAATGGACCGAGGGCAGCGACGACAAGGTCAAGGCACTGATCAACGAAGCCTTCCAGGTCGACAAGGAAGGCAACGTGAACACCGGCCGGATTCTCGCGTTGCGCCGCCTCGCGATTAACGATTCGAAGTGGATGAAGGCGATGCAGGCGATCGGCGACAGCATCCGCGTCACGGGCAGCAAGCCATACATCCGTCTGTACGAACGCGTCGAGGACACCGAGGAGTATCGCTCGATCAGCCTCGACCTCGCCGCGATCTGAGGAGGCCATATGTCGAAACTGTCGAAAGAGGACATTCAGCGAATCGACACTGAGCTGTCGTTCCCATTCGGTTGCGTCGTGCTTCGTTGTGATGCCAACACCATCACGATCCAGGTAACGCGGACGAAGCCGCGCCGGTATGACCTCATGGTCTACGTCAATGGCTGGTTCAAGGGCGACTACCTGAAGGAAACCGCGCCCGAGCATCGGTTCTATCGCCCGGTGAAGTTCAGCGCATACAAGCCGTCCGAGCGAGCAAAGATCGAAAAGCAGTTCGGGAAACGCAACGCGCGGAAGTACTTCCCGGGCCTGGACAAAACGTCGACGTACTACATGCCGTCGTGGAACACGCCCAGCACGATGCTTCGTCACTTCGCGCGAGTGTGTCAGTCGGTGACGCTCGTTTCAGTCGGCGTGGCGGTCAATACGTCCGTCGACGTCACCGCACTGGAGGCTGCCAATGTCTGACGTGCTCATCATCGCGGCCGGCGTCCTGTTCCTGGTCTGCCTCTGCCGTCGCGAGCTGCGGCGCTGGTGGAGGTCGTAATGCTGATCGCGAAAACGACGCTGTCGAAGATTCACATCGCGAAGCAGCAACTGGCGATGACCGACGACGAGTACCGCACGGTGCTGCGTAGCGTCGCCGGCGTCAGCTCGGCCAAAGACCTGACGCCGGAGGGCGCGCACAAGCTGTTGAAGCACTTCGAGCGCTGCGGATTCCAACCGAAGCGCCCGAACGGTCGACGGCCGAACGTCGGCGGCTCGCGCGAGCAGCGCCTGAAGAAGATCGAGGCGCTGCTCGCGTCGGCCGGCCGGCCGTGGTCGTATCTCGACGGCATGGTCAAACGCATTTGCAAGGTCGATGCGATCGAGTTCTGCGACGGCGAGATGCTTGGCAAGCTGATCGCCGCACTGCAGATCGACGCGACCCGGAGGGAGCGTGTATGAGCGCCGATCTGCGTGATGTGCAGCACCTCTTCCCACCGCTGGCCAAGACGCTTATTCGGCTGATCGGGATGGACGCGACGCTAACGCTTGTCGAGAAGATGGGCGGCAGGAAGTTTCCGATTCCGTTCCGCAAGAATCGCCACGGCGAAGCGCGCTTCGAGGAGTTGGCCGAGGTGATCGGCCCCGATGCTGCGACGAACCTGTGTAAAGCGTTCGGTGGCGAAGACCTTGAAATCCCGATTTGCGCGAAAGCGAAACGGGAACTCATGTTCCGAAGCCTGCGACGCGAGTTCGATCACATCACGCGGGATCACAGCAGCCACTATGCTGTATCGAAGCTCGCTGTCAAATTCGGCACGACCGATCGACAAGTTCGCCGGATAATCGGCATCGGTGACAATACCTGCGATACTGCTGATAATCAGCTCTCGCTGCTTTGACCTGACGTAGTCTTCCCCGCTGCGGCAGGGACAGCGATCAAGGTGGTTTGCTGTCCCTACCTATAATGAAATTCATGTCATCCAATCGGGGGTGGCATGAAGCAACAACGAATTTCCGCAGCAGGCAGTGACCTGATCGAATCCTTCGAAGACGATCGTCTCGAAGCCTATCCCGACCCGGCAACGGGCGGCGCACCCTGGACCATCGGTCGCGGCCATACCGGCCCCGATGTCCGTCCCGGCCTGAAGATCACCCAGGCGCAATCCGATGCGCTGTTCTCCCAGGATCTCGCTGCGCGCGAGAACATCATCAACGGCCTCGACCTCGAACTGACGCAAGGCCAGTTCGATGCCTTGGTGTCGTTCGTGTTCAACGTCGGCACCGGCAAACCCGGCGTCAAGGACGGTCTCGTCTATCTGCGCTCCGGTGGTCCGTCGACGTTGCTCCGCATGCTGCGTGCGAAGAACTACGCGGGCGCGGCCGACCAGTTCCCGCTGTGGAACAAGGCGAATGGCCAGCCGATGGCCGGCCTGACGCGTCGCCGTCTCGCCGAGCGCGCGCTGTTCCTGAAGGCGGCCTGATCCTCATGCGTATCGCCGACCTCATCACCGGCCACGACGGCAAGCTGTCGCATTCGAAGCTCTGGCCGAACGTCGCGTCGCTAGTCGCGACCGGCATGTTCATCTACCAGGGCGTCACGAAGCAACTCACGATCGAGACCTGGTTCATCTATCTCGGCTGCGTCGGTGGCTATTCCGCAGTCATCCAGGTCATCGGTGCATACCGTGGCCGCGCACCCAAGGAGGCATCCAGTGGAAATGATCAGTAAGTACGCGAAGGTCGTCGCGGCCATCGCCGCAGCGGCGCTGATCGCCTTCGCGTTCGCCGCGACGTACCAGCACGGCTATGACGGTGCCGAAGCGAAAGGCAATCAGGCGCTATCCGCCTACAAGGCGAAGCAAGCCGGCGCCGCTGCTACGGCCGCGAGCCAGGCGTTCGGCAAGTACGCCGACAACGTACTGCGCGGCCAGCATGCCGAGGTTCTATTCCTCGCTGACCAAGGCAAGACCACGACCCAGATCGGCACACTGAAGGAGCACATCGATGCAGTCGCTCAACCTCACATTTCCGCGCCGTCACCTTCGGCGTCTCAACCGCCTGTCGTTACGGTTAATCGGTGCGTGTTCACTCGCGGCTTTGTGCGCCTGTGGAACGCAGCAGCCGGCATCCCCGATTCCGCTGACGGTGCCCTGCAGGCAAGCGCCGATTCCGGCAGCGTTGCTGGACTTGCCGGACCCGATGCCGCCGCTGACTCCGGGGTATCACAACAAGACGTCCTCGACTGGTTCACCGACTACGCAGCCCGCAGCCGAAGCACCGAATCGAAACTGAAAGGCGTGAAGGCTGCTGTTCCCGACCAAGAGGACAAGCAATAGATGGATGACTTCGACCACGCGAGCGACATGGAAGAGCAGCATCGCGCGCTCGCGATCGCAGCGGCGACCCGGCCCGCACGGAGCACTGCCGAGTCCGCAGCGTTCTGTCAGAACCCGGCATGCGGCGAGCCGATTCCCGACGAGCGCCGCCGCGCGGTACCTGGTTGTCGCTTCTGCATCGAATGCCAGGAGCGGCGTGAGCAAGTACTGAACCGGAGGTATGCATGCAAGTGACGCTCGATCCGGCCGCGATATTTATCGGTGTATTCACGCTGCTGATCGGAGCTGTACAGCTTTTCGGCGTGTCGTGGATTCGAAGCGTGCAGGAGAACCTGAAAGCCCTGCAACGCGAGCTTGGCACGTTGCGTGAAACCGTCGCGCGCGATTACGTTCCGCGTGCCGAGCATCAAGCCCAACGCGATGAATTCCGAGACGGTCTGCGAGGTATCGACCAGAAGCTGACCGACATCAACAACAAGCTGGACAAAAAACAGGACAAGCAATGAGCGACGAAAGCACGGTTGACAGCCCCGAAATGCAGATGCTGCGCAAGATCGACGCCGGGGTCGACGAACTGAAAGACCGGATGGCCAAGGTCGAAAAGCGCGCGATCAAGTACGGCGCAGCGGCCGGCGCTGGCGCAGGCGCAATCGCGGGCGGCATCGTCGCGATGGGCGTCTCGTTTGCCCGGGCGAAGATGGGGCTGTAACGCGCATGGCCTACCCGAAGGAAGTCCGTGACAAGGTGCGTCGAGCCTTCGTGTTCGATCGTCTGTCGCTCGAAGTCGCCGCTATGAAGAGCGGCGTCAACTATTCCACCGCGCGGCGGTGGAAGGATGACGCACGCGCAGCCGGCGACGATTGGGAAAAGGCACAGGCCGCGCAGCTGCTCGCCGGTGGCGGGATCGAAGGTGCGGCGCGCCAGATGCTGGCCGGCATGATCACGCAGTACCAGGCGACGATGGACCAGCTCGACGCCGATGTCGAAATGAAGCCGGCGGACAAGGTCTCGATGCTGGCCAGCCTCGCCGACGCGTACAACAAAACGATCAACGCATCGAAACGCGTGCTGCCCGAGACGAACGAGCTGGCGATCGCGATGGGCGTCGTGCAGCGCCTCGCGACGTTCATCAAGGATCGCTACCCGGAACACGTTGGCGCGTTCGCCGACGTCCTCGGCCCGTTCGGTGACGAGCTGGCCACCGCCTACGGTTGAGGTGACGACATGCTGATCAAACTCACCCGCGACAACGCGGTGAATCCCGCTCACGTAGTTTTCTCACAGATCGAACACCGGGAACGTGATACGCGCCTCGTTGTCGAGCTGGTCACCGGCAGCATTATCTACGTGACGCACAATCTGTATGACGGCGTCGACGTGTACAAGGTCCATCAGGTGCTGCTCGACGCGAAGGCGGACTGACATGGTCCAGAAGTTCACCGAGAAGGATTTCCACAAGGAAATCGAGGAGCTGCAGGCCGAGCTGCGGCGCGACATCGAGGCCCACGCAACGGGCCTCGATCCGTCACCGGCCGCGCGCCTGGAACGCCGTCGACGCGTGCTTGTCGACGGCGATTATCAGTTCTTCGCGTACACATACTTCCCGCACCACATTCGCGGCACGCCGTCGCTGTTCCAGGGACACTTCTGCAGTCGGTTCCCGAAGCTGCTGAGCCAGGCCGGCGGCTCGCGTGAATGGTGGGTCGCGCCGCGTGGCGAGGCGAAGTCGTCCATGTGTACGAAGATCGGCCCGGTGTACATCATCGTGCAGGGGCTGCTGCAGCGTGAGGAAGTCCGGCGTGAAGTCGGCTGGGCCGGCGAGCCGCCGTCGTTCCTCGACTACATCATCCTGCTCGGCGCGGAGACGTCGCTGCCGACCAAGCTGCTCGAAGTCGTTAAAACGGAGCTGACCGCTAACGCTTCGCTCCAGCTCGACTTCCCGGAAGTGTGTGGCAAGAGTTCGAAGTGGAAGGTTGGCGAGTTCGTCACGAAGAACGGAGTGAAGGTCGAGCCGTTCGGTGCCGAGCAGGCGATTCGCGGAACGTTCCACGGCGCGAGCCGCCCGAAGGTACTGATGGGCGATGACCTGATCACTGACGCCGAGGCGAAGAGTCCGACCGAACGGCAGAACCGCTGGACGTGGCTGGAAAAGGCGATCGACTATCTCGGGCCGCCTGACGGCAGCGTGAAATACATCGGCGTCGGTACGGTGCTGGACAAGGATGACCCGATCTCGCGTGCGAAGCGCACGATCGGCCACATCGTCCACCACTTCCGCGCGATTGCGCAGATGCCGACGAACATGGATCTGTGGCAACAGTGCGAAGCGCTGATGCTGAACGACGACAAGCCCGCGATCGAAGAAGCTGCTGCGCGCGGCGAGGCGATCGCCGATACGGATCTGCCGTCGTATCAGTTCTACGTCGCCAATCGCGATGCGATGGACGCTGGCGCCGTTACTTCATGGCCGTCCGTCCGCACGCTGTTTTACCTGATGCGCCAGCGGGCAAAGTCGCCGCGCGCGTTCGCAACCGAGATGCAGGGCGACCCGCGTACCGAAGAAGACAAGGTATTCGGTCACATCACGTTTTGGGTTCAGCGGCTGCAGTCCTGGCTGATGTTCGGCGCGTGCGACCCGTCGATGGGGAAAGATCGGAAATCCGACCCGTCCGCGATCCTGGTCGGTGGTCTCGACATCGTCAGCCGCAAGCTGCACGTCGTCTATGCAGAGATCAAGCGACGCGTGCCGTCGAAACTCGAATCGGACCTGATCAAGGTCCAGCGCGAATTTCGCTGTCGCGCGTTTGGTTTCGAAAACAACAACGCCTACGAGTGGGCGCGGCAGGATTTGCTGAAGTCCAGCCTGCGTGCTGGCGTGCCGCTACCGCTGGTCGGCGTCACAGCGTCCATTGCGCCCGAAGTGCGGATCGACTCCCTAGAACCGTTCGTCACCGATCGTATCTCGCCGTCGATTCTCTTCCATGCCGGGCTGACCACGCTGCTCGCCGAGCTGGACGAGTGGCCCGAGCCTCAGAGCCATCACCACTTCGACGGACTGACCGCGCTGCACATCCTCTGGATGATCGCGCAGTCGCGCGGCTACGGCATCGGAGACGGATACGAGGCAGTTGCATCCAGCCCGATTGAGCGCGGCGCTGACGAAGACTACGACACGCCGACGTCGAGCCGGCGCGGGTATTGAGGAAACGGAACATGGCACAGATTGTTGATATGTACGGGCAGCCGATCCAGCGCGAAGCGCTGTCCGAACCGCAGACGTCGAAGCTCGGTTGGATCACGCGTGACTTTGCGCAGCATCCGTCGCGCGGCCTGACGCCGAAGAAGCTGCATTCGATCCTGGAAGCCGCCGAGTACGGCGACCTGATGGCGCAATCCGATCTCTTCACCGATATGGAAGAGAAAGACGCGCATCTGTTCGCCGAGATGAGCAAGCGCAAGCGTGCGCTGCTGACGCTCGACTGGCGCATCGCAGAGCCGGACAACGCATCGGCCGAGGAGAAGAACCAGACGGCGCAGCTCAAGGAATGGTTTACCGATCTCCCTGCGTTCGACGACGTGTTGTTCGATTCGATGGATGCAGTCGGCCATGCTTTCTCAGCCCAGGAGATCGCATGGCACCAGGTCGAAAAGGTGTGGCTCCCGCAAACGCTCACCCACCGCCCGCAGCGCTGGTTCCGCACGCCGCTGTATGACGGCAACGATCTGCGTCTGCGTGACAACTCGTCGGACGGCCAACCGCTCTGGCCGTTCGGATGGCTCGTCCACAAACACCGCGCGAAGAGTGGCTATCTGACCCGTGGCGGCCTGCATCGCGTGCTGGCGTGGCCGTATCTGTTCAAGAACTACGCGGTATCTGATCTCGCCGAGTTCCTGGAGATTTATGGCCTGCCGCTGCGCGTTGGCAAATATCCGCCTGGGTCGACGAAGGAAGAGAAAGCGACGCTGCTGCGCGCGGTCGCGGAGATCGGTCACAACGCGGCCGGCATCATCCCGGAAAACATGCTGATCGAGTTCCAGACGGCGGCCGAGGGTACGAAAGACCCGTTCGAGGCGATGATCAACTGGTGCGAGAAGAGCATGTCGAAGGCGATCCTGGGCGGCACGCTCACGACGCAGGCCGACGGCAAGACGTCGACCAACGCGCTCGGCAAGACGCACAACGAAGTGCGCCGGGATCTGTTGACGTCCGATGCGCGCCAGGTGCAGCGCACGCTGACGGGTCTCTGCTACATGCTGTCGGCGCTCAATATCGGAACGACCGATCCGCGCCGCTGCCCGCGCTTCGAGTTCGACACGCGCGAAGCGGAGGATTTGGCACTGTACGCGGACGCACTACCGAAGCTGGTCGGTGCCGGCATGAAGATCGGGCGCAGCTGGGCGCAGGACAAGCTCATGATCCCGGAACCGGCCGCCGGCGAGGACATCCTCACGATCCCGAAGCCGCAGATGGCGTTGCCGCCCGAGGAGCGCCCGGACGATCCGCCGCGTACCGCGACGATGCGATACCGCGCAGTGTTGCGCAACGCGGCCGGCGAGATCGTCTATCCCGACCAGGACGTACTGGATCAGACGATCGCCGCGCTGCCGGCCGACGCGATCACCGAGGCACTGCGCGCGACGCTCGAACCAGCGATCGCAGCATTGCGCCGTGGCGCGACGCCTGATGAAGCGACCGAGCTGCTGCTCGAGGCGCAGCCGGAGATGGATGACACGGAGATTCGGGCGCTGCTCGAGCGCTGCATTTTCGTGGCCGACGTCTGGGGGCGCCTGAATGGCGGTTGACCTGGCTTACGCGATCGGCCTCGAGCCGGAGAAGGCGATCGCCTACTTCGAGTCGAAGGGCTACAAGATCGGCTTCCGCTGGCAGGATGTCGCGGCTGAAGCGCACGCGAAGGCGTTCACGGTCGCGGGCGTGATGAAGACCGACGTCCTGCAGGACATCCGCCAGGCGCTCGACACCTCGTTAAAAAAAGGCACGACGTTCGACGAGTTTAAACGGCAGCTCTCGCCGGTGCTGGAAAAGAAAGGCTGGCTCGGCCAGGGCATGATCGTCGACGAGGACACGGGCGAGATCGAGGGGAAGCGGCTCACGCCGCGTCGGCTGCAAACAATCTTCCAGACCAACATGCAGTCGGCCTACATGGCCGGCCGCTATGCCACGCAACTCGAACAGGTCGACACGCACCCGTATTGGGAGTATGTCGCCGTCCTGGACAGCCGCACGCGGCCCGCGCACCGTGCGCTGGCCGGCCAAATCTACCGGTACGACGATCCTTTCTGGCAGACGTTCTATCCGCCGAACGGCTACCGGTGCCGCTGCCGCGTGCGTACCAGGACGCGAGCATACGTTGAGCAGAACGGCGTCCCGGTCCTCAACAGCGACGGCAAGCTGGTCGAGGTCGAGATCGTCGACCGCTCCGGAGCGAAACAGCCGGCGCTCGCCTACAAAGACCCGACGACCGGTCAGAAGCTGCTCCCCGATCCGGGCTTCGGCTCGAATCCTGGGTCGCAATGGGCGAAGCCGTTCACGCCACCGCCGATGGACACGCTGCCGCAGACGTTGCCGGCCGGCGCGTCATTGCCACCGCCGCCGCCGACGCGCGTGGCACCGAGCGCCGTGATACCTGCCGGGTTGCCGCCCGAGCAGTACGCCCAGACGTTCATGCGAGAGTTCGGTGCGACGATGGGCAAGCCGGCCACCTTCACGGACGTCGCGGGCGAGCAGCTGCAGATCAATCAGTGGCTGTTCCAGAATGGTGCCGGGCGATGGGCGGCCAGCCAGGCCGAAGCCGGCCCGTTCGTGCAGCTCCTGGCCGAGGCGGTCAAGGAACCGGATGAAGTCTGGCTCGGCTGGGCGCAGATCGACGGCGCATGGTCGCTGCGCCGGCGTTACATCCGCACGCTCGAAACCGAAGACAGCCGGTGGGGCGTCGCGGTATTCGATCACGGGAAGGACGGCTGGAGCGGTGACGTCACGTTCCCGGGCGACGTCGGCACATCCGACGACGATCGCCAGGCGTACCTGGACACCCGGCGCGGGACGTTCCTGCGCTACCAACGGCCGACTGGAGCGTGACGCATGGCACTCGACATGATTGAGATCGAGATCGACGACAGCCGGTACGAAGCAGCGATGGCGCGTGTGCGCACGTTGATGCGGGACGCATCCCCCATCACGTCGCTCATCGCCGCGTTGATGCTGGACGCCGTCGAAGAGAACTTCGCGCAGCAAGGGCGACCGAACTGGCTCGGTCTCAGTCCGAAGACGGTCAAGCGCCGCCGCGAGGAAGCCGGCACCGGCAAGATTCTGCAACGGTCGGGCCGGCTGGCCTCCAGCATCACGTCGGCACACGACGCGACGTCGGCCCGCGTCGGCACCAACGTCGTCTATGCGGCGATCCACCAGTTCGGCGGGACGATCCAGCGCCATCCCATGTCCGGCTACGTTAGACTTCGCAAGGGGCGCGACGGCATGATCATGCGGCAGGCCGATCATCCGCACCTGGCGGTGTTCGCGAAGAACGGCCACAAGCGCGTCAAGATCGTCAAATGGACCCGCACCCAGGGCTGGACGATCAAGATTCCAGCGCGCCCGTTCTTCGCGCTGACCGAGTCCGACAACGTCGCGATGGAGACCGAGGTTTCCGCCTACCTGCGTCGACTGTTCGACGAATGATCCGTCAGGCGATTTGAGCCGTTTGTGGGGGGCGGATAACCCGATGTAGCCGACCGGGGGTAAGAAGCCCGTTAAACCCCCGTTAAAATCGGTCCTATCGGCATCGGCTATCGGGTGCCTCCCCGCGCATCACACCCTCTACCCGTCCCAGGGACGGGAATCCTCTTATTTCTCAGGCCGCCGACCGCCACCATGGCGGCATGGCTACTTTCTTCATCGCGGCGCTTTCGGCGCAAATCCAATCCACGGGTCCGGCACTCAAGCTGCTGCCGGCCGGCGACTTCCGTGCGCGGGACGGCCGGCCGACCGAGTGCGCTGCGTGGCGGCTCGATGCGGCCGGTGCTGCGCGCCTGATCGCGGCGGCTAATGCCCGCCATACGCGATACGTGATCGATTACGAGCACCAGACGCTGAATTCGGCGAAGAACGGCCAGCCGGCCCCAGCGAGCGGCTGGTTCAAGACGTTGGAGTGGCGCGAAGGTGACGGCCTGTACGCGATCGATGCCAACTGGACGGCCCGCGCGTCCGCAATGATCGACGCGGATGAGTATGCCTACATCTCGCCCGTGTTCGCCTTCGACAAGGCGGGCAACGTCATCTCGCTGCTCAACGCGGCGCTGACCAACGATCCCGCGCTCGACTGCCTCGACGAGCTGCAGCTCACCGCTGCGTGCTCGGCGATGTCGGGCGCGCTCGACCCTGCCGCGATCGCGGCGCTTTCCTCTGTCCCACCTATCGAGGCTCCCAATATGGATGAACTCCTGGAACAACTTCGCTGGCTGCTGAACATGCCGGTCGGCGCGACCGCCGAAGACGTCACGGCGCAACTGAAGAAGCTGATCGAATCGCTGTCCGGCGGCCAGGGCGTCGCGGCGGCCAGCGCGAATCTGCCGGTGCTGCTCGACTCGCAGCGCGCGCAGATCGCGACGCTGTCGGCCAATCAGGTCGACCCGGCTCGCTTCGTGCCGATCGGGGTGATGACCGACCTGCGCTCGCAGCTCGACGCGGCCAATGCAAGGCTCGCCGGCACGGAAGTCGAGGAGCTGGTGACGGCCGCGCTGAAGGACGGCCGTTTGCTGTCGGCCCAGGAGACCTGGGCGCGCGACCTCGGCAAGAGCAATGTCGTCGCGCTGAAACAGTTCCTGTCGACGGCGCAGCCGATCCACGCGCTCGGCGGCACGCAGACCGGTGGCAATCCGCCGGCTGGCGCGAAGCCCGATGCGGTCGAACTCAGCGAATCGGAGCTGGCCGTGTGCAAGGCGATGGGCCTCGATCCGGCGACCTACAAGGCCGCGAAGACGACGGCCTGATCACGGCCCGGCGTTTTCTTTCACTTCCACGAGGAGATTCACATGACTGCATTGACCGCCGACCGCGACACCGTCGCCCGGGCCGGCCTGCTATTCGGGTACCCGGCCAAGGGTGGCGTGTTGTTCTTCACCGGTGCGATCGCCGCGATCGACACGGCAACCGGCTTCGCGACCAAGGGTGCGGCGTCGACCACGCTCAAGGGCGCCGGCATCGTCCAGGAGCAGGTCGACAACACGGCCGGCGCGAACGGTGCGGCGAACGTGGTGATCAAGCGTGGCCAGTGGCGCGTCGCGAATTCGGCCGGCGCAGACCAGCTCACGCTGAAGGATGTCGGCTCACCCGCGTACATCGTCGACGATCAGACCGTCGCGAAAACGGACGGCGGCGGTACCCGCTCGGTCGCCGGCACCGTCGTCGACATCGATCAGGTCGGCGTCTGGGTCGCGTTCTAACGCGGCCTGCTGTACCACCCTGACTACCATAAGGAACGCACATGGAAATCAATCGCGCCAACCTGCGCGCTATGTTCACGGGATACAACACCGTATTCCAACAAGCCTTCGATGGCGCACCGTCCGACTGGAACAAGGTCGCCATGCCAGTGCCGTCGACCACGTCGCAGGAAGTCTATCCGTGGCTCGGCCAGACGACGCGTTTTCGCGAATGGATCGGCGATCGCGTGATCCAGAACCTGACCACGCACGATTTCTCGATCAAGAACAAACCGTTCGAGAACACCGTCGGCGTCAATCGTGAGTCGATCGAAGACGACACCTATGGCGTCTACAAGCCGGTGATCGCGCAGATGGGGCTGGACGCGAAACAGCATCCCGACGAACTGGTGTTCGGTCTGCTCAAGCAAGGCACGACGAAGACCTGCTACGACGGCCAGTACTTCTTCGACACCGATCACCCGGTGCTCCAGGCAGACGGCACGGTCGGATCGGTCTCGAACTTCCAGGCCGGCAGCAGCCCGACGTGGTATCTGCTCGACATGACGCGTGTCGTCAAGCCGATCATCCTGCAGCAGCGCAAGCCGTACACGTTCGTTCCGATGGACCAGGAAACCGACGAAGTCGTGTTCTCCGCGAAGACGTACCGCTACGGCGTGGACGCTCGGTGCAACGTCGGCTTCGCGCTGTGGCAGCTCGCGTACGCCTCGAATGCCGAGCTGAACGAGGACAGCTACCAGGCTGCCCGCGAAGCAATGACCGGCATGAAGGGCGACAACGGCCGCCCGCTCGGCATCCGCCCGTCGCTCCTGGTCGTGCCGCCGATGTACGAAGGCATCGGCCGGAAGATCCTCCACGCCGACGCGAACAACTACGGCGCGACCAACGTCTGGAAGGGTTCGGCCGATCTGTTGACGACGCCCTGGCTGGCGTAACGGGATAACACCCCCGCGAGAGACTGCCGCGCGACGCCGATAAGCGCGGAGGAAGACCGTCCCGGAGCTGCGGCGCGATGGTGGGCTCCGGTTGGGTTCGAATTCACAGGAGAGGTTCATGAGCAACAAACATCCGGCGATCAAGGTGGCGTCGGCGAAGGAAGGGTTTCGCCGCGCTGGGCATGTGTTCGGGCTTGTGCCGAAAACGATCGCGCTGGCAGCGCTTCATCCGGACGCACACGCCGCGATCGTCGCCGACAAGTCCCTGGTCGTGGTCGACACGGCGATCCGACTCAGCGAAGAAGAAGCGGCGGCGCTCCCGCATCGCCAAGCCGCGCATGTGACGGCCGCACTGACCCATGCCGACGCGCTGACGCTCGACGTGAGCGAAGACGACGCGAAGCACGCTCTGGCGCTCGCCGGCATCGAAGCGGAGCTGAATCAGCGCGAAGCATCGATCAAGTTGCGCGAGGCCGAGCTGAAGGCTGCCGAAAACGAGTTCGAAGCGGCCGAAGCGGACCTGAAGCGCCGCACCGCCGAACTCGACGAGTCGGTCGCCAGCCTGGTCACGCGCGAAAACGACCTGATCGCCCGCGAGCAGGCATTCGAGATCGCGCAGGCAGCAGCATCGGGCAAGGCCGCGTCGACGTCGGGCAAGGGGCGGAGCTAATCCGGTATGTACGCCACCGTCGAATTCATGACGAAGCGGTTCGGACAGCGCGAGGTGATCGCGCTGTCCGATCGCGAGCAAACGGGTGAAGTGGATTCGACCGTGCTGGCCGATGCGCTGGATGAGGCATCCGCCGAGATCGATACGTATCTGGCCGGCCGGTACGCCCTGCCGCTCGACCCGCAACCGAAGATGCTCGCGGGCATTTGCTGCGACATCGCACGCTATCGCATGTGTGGTGGCGAAACGGTCATGACGGAAGAAATCGACAAGCGTTACAAGGCCGCGATTGCCTTCCTGAAGCTCGTCGCATCGGGTGATGTCACGCTTGGTTCGACGACGACGGGTTCGGTCACGCAGCCCGACAACTCGGTCCAGTTCGTGACCGGCACCCGCGTGTTCAGCCGAGAGAACCGATAACGCCATGCCATACGTCCCGATCGTTACTGCTGTGGAACTCGCCATCGTCGATCGCCTGAAGCGCGGTCTCGGCAAGATGGTCACCGAAGTGAAGACCTACGGCGGCGAGTTTGACGATGAGGAGCTGGACACCATCGTGCGTAGATTTCCGGCCGCCTGGGTGACGTTTGGGGGCGTCCCCCGCACCGAACCATACAGCGCCAGCCGTTCGAAGTGGAAAGCCTCGGCGCTATTCGTTGTCATGGTCGGCGCGCGCAGCGTACGGAACGAGGAAACGAGTCGTCACGGTGGCCCAGCGCAATCCGAGGTCGGCACGAACCTGCTGATCTCGTGCGTGCGGCACCTGCTGAACCAGCAAGACATGGGATTGCCGATCGCGAACCTGCAACCCGGCGCAATTCGGACGTTGTTCAACACGAAGGTCCGTAACGATGCGATGTCTGTCTACGCACTCGAATTTAGAACGGCGTGGATCGAAGACACGCTGTTCGTCGGCGCATTTCCCCAGGGCGCGTCCGATGGACCGCTCGGGCAGGTGTTCCAGGACTACGGCGGTGAGATCGACCCGCCCACGCCGGACTGGAAGGCAACGTTGTTCAGCTATTTCCTGAAGCCCGGCGAGTCGACTCAACCCGACGCCCAGGACTGGGTGCAGAAACCACCACAGGAGTGATTGATGAAGGTTATTGCGAGAAAGGGACTGCGCGTTCCGATGGAAAGCGGAACGCGCCGTTACGTCACCGACTCGGCAGTCGTCGATGTTCCGAATACGGTGTATTACCGCCGCCGCATCGCCGAAGGCGATCTGATCGACGATCCGAAGATCATTGCCGCCGCTGAAAAAGCCGCGCCGGCGCCGGAACCCGCCCAGCCGGAAGCCGCCGAGACGAACGCGGCGAAAGAAGCCAGCCCGGATGATGCTGGTGTCAAAAACGCCGCGAAGGGAGCGTGACAATGGCAAGCAAAAATGTGAGTTTCAGCACGATTCCCTCGGGCATCCGCTCGCCGGGTCAGTACATCGAGTACAACACGACGCTCGCGCTTCGTTCGCTGCCGACCAACGATCAGAGCTTGTTGATCGTCGGACAGCGGACTGCTGCGGGAACCGTGCCGGCACTCGTACCGACCGACATCTATTCGAGCGACCAGTCCGCCCTCTATTTCGGCGAGGGATCGCTCATCGATATTGCCGTGCGCGCTGCAATCAAGGCGAATCAATACTTGTCGATTACCGCGATCGCCGTCGACGACGACGCTGCCGGTGTCGCTGCGCACGGCACGGTAACGTTCAGCGGGACGGCGACGCAGGACGGCGCGTTTGCGCTCTATGTCGGTCGGCAACGAATCAATGTTGCCGTGAACACGGGCGATACCGCTGCCGACGTCGCGGCCGCAATGGTCACTGCGATCGCGCAAACGCCGTCGCTTCATGTCTCGAGCGCCGCCGCCGCTGCCGTCGTGACCATTACCGCCAAGAACAAGGGTGCCACCGGAAACGGCATCGTATTGTCGCAGCTCAATCAGGCTCCCGGCATCACGGCCGCGATTGCCGCGATGGCTGGTGGTCTGAATGATCCCGATCCGCAGCCGGCGCTGGATGCCGTATTCGCATCGAGCTACACACTCGTCGCGTCGTGTTGGTCGCAGCTCGCCGCGCTGACGAAAATTCGCACCTTCGCCGACTCGATCTCGGGAGCGATGGAAATGCGGCCATGTGTCGTGGCCGCTGGCTTTGTCGGGACGATCTCGGCAGGCGCGACGCTTGCCAGTTCGCTCAACGACGGCCGCATCACGATCGGCTGGTATCCGAACTCGGCGAGCCACGTTGCCGAAGTCGCGGCCGGCTATGCCGCCGTGATCGGCAGCGAGCCGGACCCGGCGCGCCCATTCAACACGCTTCCGATTGCGGGCCTCGATATCGTGCCCGTCGACAAGCGTGCGAGCCGCGGCGAGAAAGAAATGGCGTTGCACGAAGGTCTCACACCGCTCGAAGTCGGTCCGGACAACAACTCCGTGCAGATCAAGCGCGCGGTCAGCTCGTACCTGGTCAACCCGCAGGGCGTGAACGATCCGTCGCTGCTCGACATCACGACGATCCGTTCCCTGGACTACTCACGCAAGGCGTGGCGAGAACGGTTCGCGCTGCGCTTCCCGCGTTCGAAACTGGCACCACGTACTCCGGACCAGGTGCGTAGCGAGATGCTGGACGTCGCGTACAAGCTGGAGGAACTGGAGATCCTGGAGGATATCGACACGTGGAAGAACTCGTTCATCTTCGAGAAGGATGAACAAAGCATCGGCCAGTTGAACGGCAAATTGCCGGCACCGGTCGTTCCGGGGCTTCACGTGTTCGCGGCCGAGATCGATCTGATTCTCAGCTAACGGGCCAGGTTCCACTCGCAATAACAGGAGCAACAAATGGCACTTGAAGAATACGTCGGCGCGATCGTGCTCGAAGTCGACGGAAAGGAAGCCGAGGTGGTGTCGGTCAACCCGACATCGTCGACGGGCAAGAAGCCGGTTCGGACCATGAACCGCACCGGTCGCGCGAAGGGATTCGCGCGCGGCGTCGAGTCTCACGATCTGAAGGTCACGGTCGTGATTCCCCTCTCGGGCGACGAGATCGACTGGTGGAACATGGAAGGCGGCAAGCTGACCTTGTTCCCGGCGTCGCCGGGTGGCAAGCGCGTGACCTATCAAGACTGCGTCACGCAGGAGATGGGTGATCAGTATTCGGTGGACAACGAAGCGCGTCGCGATTTGACGATCTTCTCGATTCGACGGGTGGAAGAATGAATCTGACGGAAAAGGGCTCGCTGGATTACGGCATCGAATATCCGGTCGACAGCGGCAAGCTGCACTATGACTTCGAGCTGCGCCTCGCCACGGTTGCGGACAACATCGCCGCATACGAGGAACCGACCATTATCGGTGGTGGCGTCTGCAACATGCGCGTGAACGCTGCGGTGCTGGCGCGCAGCATCGTGTCGCTCGGAACGATCCCGGCCGAAGCCATCACGGTCGAGCTGATCGACACGGCCGTCGACAGCGATTACGACATGTTGTTCGCGGCGCAGGAACGGCTCAAAAAAAAGCGAAAGGAGCTGAAGCCCGGCTACGTCCCCTCCGACTTGCCGCCGTCATCCTCGGCCAGCACGGCGTCAGCGACGAGCGATTCCGGCAACTGACCGACATCGAGCTGGAGGGATACCTCGACGCGATCGCCACGCTTCGCGGCAAGCGGCCGAAGCGTGGCGATCAGCACACTGAAGCCCGGACCATCACGAGCTTGCGCCGCAAGCGTCCAAAACTGAAGACCTGACCTATGTCCCGCGATCTCGAAATTGGCATGACAGTACGGATGCGGGACCAGGTCTCCGCACCGTCTCAGCAGGCCGACCGAAACGTCCAGCGCGGTGTTAAACAAACCGCCCAGGCATATACGGATATGTCGCGCGTCGCGGTCTCGTCAAGCCGGATGCTGTACGACGTACGGATGACGCAATCCGCGCGTGCCGAGCAGGCAGTCCAGCGCAACATTCAGCAGACAGAGAGCGCCGCTGTGCGCGCCGATCGGAACATGCTGACATCGTCGCAGCGCCTCGCGGCCGCGCGACAACAGATCGGCATCCGTTCCGAACAGACCATTCGCCGCGAGATCGACCAGACGGTCGCGGCGTACAACCGTCTAGCGCGCGCCGGCTTCGCGTCGACCAACGAACAGGCGCGCGCGTTCGCGGCGCTCAATGGCCGCGTCGCCGAGCTGCGCCGCGAGCTGAACGGCGTCCAACAACAGGAAAGCGCGCTTGCTCGCACGGGACGCGGGATCGGCATGGCGTGGAAGGCTGGCGCGGCCGTCGCGGGTGCAGCGGCTGGCGCGATGGTCGTCGCACCGGCCGTCAACGAAACGATGGCGTACGATCGCCGCCTGACGATGATGGCGAACACGGCGTTCTCCGATCGCGGCATTGCCGGCCGCCGCCAGGGCGTCCGGGAACTGGATGCGGCGATCCGCAACGCGGTTCGCCAGGGCGGTGGTTCGCCTGACCAGGCAGCAGACACGCTCGACAACCTGCTCGCCTCTGGCGCAGTCAGCGACAAGACGGCGATGAACATCCTGCCCACGCTGCAGAAGTTCGCGACCGGCTCAGGTGCGAATCCGAACGAGCTGGGCAACATCGCGATCCGCGCGATGCAAAACTTCGGCATCAAGGAAGCCGAGATTCCCCGTGCGCTCGACATGGCGCTCAAGGGCGGCCAGGCCGGCGGCTTCGAGCTGAAGGATATGTCGAAGTGGCTGCCGCAGCAGATGGCGCTCGCCAAGCAGGCCGGCATGTCGGGCCTGCAGGACTTCGGCCGCCTGGTCGTCGCCAATCAGGCGGCGGTCATCACGGCAGGCACGAAGGATGAAGCCGGGAACAACCTGGTCAACCTGCTGGAAAAGCTCAACTCGCAAGACACGCAGCACAAGGCGAAGGGACTAGGCATCGACCTGACGGGAAGCCTCGCGTCGTCGCGCGCCAAGGGCGTCAACGCGATCGACGCTTTCGTCGGCATCGTCGAGCGCGTGATGTCGCGCGACAAGCGCTATCAGCGCATCCAGTCTCAGCTCGCGCACGCTCCCGAGGGTGAGCGCAAAGCGATCCTCGAGAGCCAGGCCAATCTGCTCGAGGGGACGGCGGTCGGAAAACTGATTCACGATCGCCAGGCGATCGGGGCGCTTGTCGCGTACATGGGGCAGCGCGATTATCGAAAGCAGGTATCCGCGCAGGTGTTCGATCCGAAATCGGCCATTACCGACAACTTCGAGCTCATCCAGGGCACCAACTCATTCAAGGTCGACCAGGCGCAGAACGAGCTGTTCTTCGGCCGCCAGGACGCGATGGCGAAGTTCAACGACAAGGTTGGCGACGCTGCGTCGAAGCTGACCGACTACGCTTCGAAATATCCGGCGCTGACGTCTGCAATCGAGGCGACGACGATTGGTCTGCGGACGTTGACGGCCGCGCTCACGCCGCTCGCCTTCCTCGCCGTGATACGCGGTGGCGCTGGCGTGGCTGGCGGCGCTGCGGCCGGCGCAGGCATCGCGGGTGCCGTAGGTGCTGGTGCGGCGACGTTCGGCTCGCGCCTGGGTGGGATGGCTCGCACGCTCGGCCCGATCGGCGCCGCGATCGGCATCGGCGCGAGCGGGTTCGAGGCGTACTCGATCTCGAACGACGCGTCGCTGACACCCGACCAGAAAAAGGCCGGCTACTTCGGCGCGACCGGTGGCGCAGTCGGCGGTCTCGCCGGCATGGGCGCGGGCTTGATGGCCGGCGCAGCTGCAGGATCTGTCGTGCCTGGATTCGGAAATGTCATCGGTGCCGGCGTCGGCGCTGTCGCCGGCTACTTCGGTCACGACCTGGGCGAACGCCTCGGCAAAATGATCGGCGACGCGATCTACACGCAGAAGAAAGACGAGAAGCCGACCGTGGTCGAGGCACACGTCTCGGTCAATCTTGAAGGCCAGCACCTGTTCGACTTCATCACCACGGCCAACCAGAAGAACGCGTTGAGGAACTGACATGGCGTGGAAAGATACCCTGCAGGATGCGTCGTTCCGGGGCGTTGTGTTCGACGTGCAGCGCACCGACGATCCGATCGAGCGCGAGGTCGCGCGCTACGCGTATCCCTACGTCGACGGCGAAGACATCGTCGACTTGGGACAAAAAGCCCGCGAAACGTCGCTCACGGCGATTTTCTTCGGCGACGATTACGAGGAGCGGCTGAAGAAGTTTTTAAACGCGATCTCGCAATCAGGGCCAGGCGAGCTGGTGCATCCTGTGTTCGGCAGCATGCCGAGCATGCAATTTCTCGGTGGTCACGTGTCGCACACCGCCGACGACGTCGACGCGTGCCAGGTCGAGCTGCGCTTCGCGAAGGCGAATCCAGGCAATCCGTTCTTCACGGGCGTCCTCGCATCGCAGCGCGCGGACGCAACCGCCCAGGTGGCCCAGACGGCGCAGATCAGCAGCGTCAACGCCTTCGCTACAGCGATAGGCGCGCTGAAGTCTGCGAAGGCCGGCTTGCGCCGTCTCAACGCGTTGCGCGATCTGATGTCGGACACGCTCGGGCCGATCCGAAATCTCGTGACCGGCTTCCGGTCGACGGCGCTGGATTATGTTGACTTCCCGCGCGCGTTTGCGAGCGACCTGATTGGCCTGGTAAGCGGCGTCACCGACTTCCGCGCGTTCGACGCCGGTCTGGTCATGTCCGACTGGGGTGGCCTGCTGTCGCAGATGGATACCATCGTCAAGCTGCCGGCATCGGCCGCGGCTGGCGACACGGTGACGATTCCTGGCACGCCGGCATCGGCGACAACCAGCTCGTCGACCGCCGCTGCCTCGCGATCTCGCGATGCTGATCCCGCAGATGTCGCGATGATCTCCACACTGGTCAGCGCTGTCGTCGCCACGACGCTGGCCGGCATCGCGTCGGACGTGATGGCGAACGAGCTGGACAAGCCGACGCTGACGCCCGACGACGTCGAGGCGATATCGAACGACACGCGCACGCATCTGCAGGCCGCGATCGACGATGCGCGGGAGTCGATGACGCTCGTCGACTATCGCCCCGTCGTCGAGCCGATGAAGGATACGGCGCTCGCCGTGCAAGAGCTGGCGATCGACGTGATCGACCAGTTGCCTCCGATCGTGTCCCGAACGATCGACATGCCGTCCAACCTGACGCTGATCGCTTTCCGGTGGTACGGAGACTCCTCGCGTTCGAGCGAGCTGATGCGGCTCAATCCTGGGATCCGCAATCCCAATTTCATCTACCGTGGAGACGTGCTGCGTGGCTATGCAAGATGACACCGTTTCGGTCCTGATCGGTGGACGTGTCCATAGCAACTGGACGACGTACAGAATCGATTCGGACCTGCTCACGCCGGCCGACGCATGGGAAGTTCACCTGGCCAAACCGAATGGCCCGATGCCTGCCTCGATCGCGGCCGGTGCGCCGGTCCAGGTCAAGGTGGGGTCCGAGACCGTCCTGGTCGGTTACGTCGACGGCCGCCGGCGTCGAACGAGCAAGTCGCAGAAAACGCTGTCGATCCACGGCCGCGATCTGGCGGCGATCCTTCGCGACTGCTCCGCACCCATCTTTACCGCGAAGCAAGTCACCCTGCATGACGTCGTCGCGAATATCGCGCGGCCGCTCGGCATTACCAAGATCCGGATCGACACCGCGAAAGAGATTCCGGAATGGGACAAGGTGTCCGTCGATCCGGGCGATACGGCATGGGATGCGCTGGTGCATGCAGCCGAGGGCGAAGGATTGTGGCCATGGTTCGACCCGGACGGCACACTCGTCATCGGCGGCCCGGACTACAACGCCGCGCCGGTCGCGAAACTGATCATGCGCAATGACGGCGTCGGCAACAACGTCGTGTCGTTCGACGAAGAAGAGTCAATCGCGGAGCGTTATTCGGAAGTCACGGTGTTGGCGCAATCGCATGGCAGCCGTGCCGAGCGCGGCAAGAATGCCCTGAAGGCTACCGTCAAAGACACGCAGGTGTCGGTCTACCGGCCGAAGGTCTATGTCGACCACGACGCGCCGAATCTCGATGCAGTCACCGCGCGAGCGCGCAAGATCATCTCCGATTCGCGGCTCCACGCGCATACGTTGAAAGCCGAGGTCAAGGGACATCGAACAGTCGGCGGGACGCTTTGGAAGCCTGGTCAGCGCGTGCACATCGTATGGGAAGAATACGGTGTCGACGCAGTCTACTTCCTGATGGGCCGCAGGTTCGAGGGCGGTCGCGATGTCGGCTCGCGAACAACGCTCACGCTCAAGGAAGACGGTGTGTGGGTGCTCGATGCACATCCGCACACGAAGCGGAAGCACCGGCACAAGGAAAGCGGCCCGCTGTCGATCATTACGACCGATGCGAGCGGCAACACATCGGAGTCGAAGCAATGATTCGCCAGGTCCAGAAGCAGATCGATCGCGCGCTCTCGGGTGTACGCCAGGCATACCGCGCCGTGATCGCGCTTTGTGCGAGCGACACGCCCGTGCAGCTCGCCCAGGTCGACGGGCTTTCCGGCGAGACCACGCCGGACCTTGAACTGTTCCAGCACTACGGATTCACTTCCAACCCGCCGGCCGGATCAATGGCAGTTGTCATCCCGCTCGGCGGCAAAACGAGCCACGGTGTGATCGTGGCCACCGAACATGGAACTCGAATCCAGAGTTTAAAGACTGGGGAGACGGCGATATATACGGCCGAGGGTGATTCGATCGTGATGCGCAACGGTCGTGTCATCGACATCACGACCGAGACGCTGAACATCAAGGCGTCCACTGCAGTGAACATCGACGCGCCCACCGTCAACATGACACATCAGCTCGAAGTCCAGGAGCAGATCACCGGCAAAGGCGGCATGTCTGTATCTGGCGGTGAAGGCGTTGAGATCGACGCCAACGTGAATGTCACGCAGGACGTATTTATCGGCGGTAAGGGCCTGCGTCATCACAAGCATCAAGGCGATTCTGGCGGCACGACAGGCGAGCCGCTCTAGCCATCCCAGGGACAGCCAACCACGCGTTTCAAGCGTCCATGCTCGCCACAATCGACGCATGGACGCGCTTCTCAATCCGACCACTGCAGACTACGCCGGCACGCGAACGCAATCGCTCGCGAACGCCGTGTATCTGCGTCTTCAGACGCCACTCGGTTCGTACTGGGCCGATCCCGATCTGGGATCGCGCCTGCACGAACTCCAACGCGAGAAGGACACGCCGCGTGTGCGTGGCCTCGCCATCCAGTACGCCGAGCAGGCGCTGCAGCCGCTCCTAGACGACCGTCGCGCGATCGCGATTGCGGTCAGTGCCGTGGACTCTCAGCCTGGCTGGATGGCCTTGCTGATTGAGGTCACCGATGCGACCGGCGATACGCAGCATTTCAAACATCCGGTGAAGGTGTCCTGATGCCCCCGACAATCAAGACGCTCGACGAGATTCGCGCCGATCAACTGCGCGAAATCAAGAACCTCCTACCTGACGCGGACACGGGTTCGGACTCCGACCACTACGTGCGCGCAAGCGGTGTCGGGAGTGCCGTCGAAGGGTTGTATGCCTACGGGCAGTGGCAGACCAAACAGATTTTTCCGGACACGTCAGATCCGGAATTTCTGTTGCGTCACGCCGCGCTCTACCGCATGTCGTTAAAGCCTGCTGTTTCGGCAAGCGGCACATTGAAGGTGTTCGGCGTGGCCACGACGCCAGTTCCGTCCGGCCTTCGATACAACGTCGGCGCGTTGAGCTATACGACGACGTCGGCCGGGACACTCGGTGCCGATGGAACGGCGATCGTGACGGTGGCCGCCGATGCAACGGGTTCCGCAAGCAACATCACGGACGCAGTGGTGGTTCAGCTGATGGCGGTGCCGAACGGCATGCAGAGCCAGGCCACGATGCTGACGATGACGGGTGGCCTGGAGATCGAGACGTACGATCAGCTGCTCGCGCGCCTGCTCGACCGCCTACGCAATCCGCCCGGGTCCGGGAAGCTGTCCGACTATCGGCGCTGGGCGCTCGAAGTGCCAGGAATCACGGATGCGTTTGTGTTCCCGCATCGCACCGCAGTCGGCCACATCGACATCGCGGTCGTCAGCGGAAACGCGCTGCCGAGCCAGGCCGAGATCGACGCGGTGAAGCTCAATATCGATTTGAATCGACCGGGAGCGGCTCGCGGTATCAGCGTATTCGGCCCGCAGTTGGTCGTTGTCGATCACGTGATTCAGGCCGCATTAAGCGGCATCGAAAAGGCTGACCTGGTCACGCTGCTGACGCCGCAGTTCGCGAGCTATTACAGCGCGTTGATTCCGGGCGCGACGGTGGTCAAGTCGAAGCTGGAGGGGATCGTTTCCGACACCACGGGCGTCGTCGATCGGCTGTTTGTGTCGCCAGCCGAGAATGTGCCAACGATCGTGAGTTCGTCTGTCGTGCAGTGGGCGCGTATGGGTTCGATTTCGTTCGAGGATATGGCATGACGCATGCGGAGTTGCTCGCGCTGCTGTTGCCGCCCTCGAGCTATGACCCGAGTGCGCCGCGCCTCGCGGCCGAACTTGCCGCTGAAGGCAAGACACTCGATCAAGCTCAAGCCGACGTGCTCGCAACGCTTGATGCGCTCACGCCCGATGGTGACCTCTCCATGCTGCCAGCATGGGAGCGAGTATATGCGCTGCCCGATCCTGCACTCGGCTCCAATCAGTCTGTCGCGCTGCGTCTCGCTTCGGTCATTCAACGCATCAATGAGACGGGTGAGTTTTCCCGCGATTCGATGGTATGGGTGGCGCTCGCTCTCGGATACAGCATCACGTTCACTGAGTTCCATCCGTTCCAGGTCGAGAGTCCCGTTGAGCAGCCGCTTTACGGCGACGACTGGATATTCGCGCTGCAGATCAATGCAGCGGAGAACGAGAACCCGCTCGGAACCGCGCTACTTGAATCCACGATGAGACGGATCGCGATGGCGCACATTGTGTTGATCTTCAAATACGGCGGCAGCCCGAACCTGTTCATGTTCG